TCTTCATCTGTAAGATATAAATGAATAGCTCTATCAGATAATTTCTGAAATGAGAATTTACGTCTTACACATTCAATTTTAAAGTTTTCAAATAAATCACTTTTTACTTTTACACTTGTTAGTGTCATATTTTTTTTTACAGCCATAGTTTTTATTATTGGTTTATATTTGTCTATACGTATATGCGGATTATAAGTTCTTACCAAGGACATTACATAATTTGTCATCTTCCTTAAATGCACAGAAATGACAGTTCCATTTTGATGGTCGTGGAACGTGAAATGTTTCTTTGTATCCGTTATAGTCAAATGCTTCATTTATAAACTTTTTTAATTTTTTAGTTGCTTCTTTAATATGTTTTGATTTAGAGGGAGGTTGAAAGTTTTGTATCCTTTGTTTCATACTTGCAAATTCTGCATCTTCTGGAACCTTTCTCTTAGCAATTATATATTCAATATCAATACTTTCTTCTGCTAATCCAAACTGTTCTGCAAAGTATTTTTTATATAATATTAATTGTATCAACTTTTCTTCATCTTTTTTAGCATATGAATTCCAACCTTTAGTACTAGTTTTTATATCGATTATTTGAAATTTATCTGTAGGTTCGTGGTACATTACGACATCTAAAAAGCCATTATATATAACGTTTTTATATGCATTATTAGGTATAACAGATATAGGTATTTCACAACCTACTAAAAACCACCCTTTTGTCTTAAAATAAGTACCTTTATTCTTTTTAAAATATTCTAAAATTTTCATTCCATCTTCAAAAAATTCTCTTATCTCTTCAGATGAACTAAAGTGTTGATTATTATTTTTTTTATATTGAATTAAATATTCTTCTCTTATTTTATCTTCTAATAATTCTTTAATATTTTCTCTATCTGCTGCGGCACCACTTTTGTCATACATTACATCTAAATAATGTTGCATAACTTCATGAAAAGCAGTTCCAAATACCATATGAATACTTGGTGTATGCTTTTTATGACCATCTTTGTAGTGAAGTGCCCACTTTTTAGGACAACTTCTAAACATAGATAATTGTGAATAAGAAATATTTTTCTGAAAGCTAAAATTAATAGGTTCAGGTTTATGATTTCTTATTATTTTTACAATAGGTGGTATTCTTTTAGCCAAAGCATTATTTTTTCCATTTGTTACGTCCTACTAGTAACCCAATAATACCATAATTAGCTATATCCATAAAAGTATCTTCCATTCCTTCACCTTTAACAAATGCCCTGCCATTTACTAATAGATTTTTTAATCTACTAATTTTATCGGTTAATCTAATAGCTAATCCTGTTAATGAGAATTTTTTATCCTTATCATTATTTAAAATGTCTCCACCTAAAGCAATATTATTTAGTCCATAATCCATGTGTTTAGCAGCAAACATAGTATACATTTCCATTCCTATCTTTTTAAATTCTTCAGATAATTCTGGGTATTCTGTTTCAAATATTTCTATTATTTCCTTTTTATTCATTTCCACCGTAATGTCTATTTAATGTTTCTAAAACATCATCTGCTTCAGCAAGTGCTTTTATTGCCTCTTCTGCATTGTTATAAAAATCATTTGTTGAGTGATCTCCTATACCTGCTGGGTTTATTGTTAATAATTCAAGTGTTAATAGTGCTCTTTCTCTCTGTGCTTCAAAAGTTTTTTCAAGCATTGTTATAACTCTGTATTGTGCCATTTTATAATTTTTTAATTAATTTTTTGATTTCTTTATCATTTGTACCTAATTTAATAAGTATTTCTTTAATATCCTCCTTACTTAAAAGATTTATATATTCATTTGCTTCTACAAAACTACATTTAAAATATTTTACTATAGGTTCTAGTACTTCTACTGTATTTTGTTTAGTTTTTGATTTAATATACCTCAAAAACATTTTTTTTCTAGGAAGCATTTCACAATAAAAACTATAAATCCCTTTTTTATCGGTTGGAGAAAATTTCTGTGCTAAATTAGCTATTTCTATATAACCCTTGTACATTGATACAAATCTATGTATCATATAAGCATTAAAATTTTCCCAAGCACTTTCTTCAAAACTATCTAAACTAGATTTTTTATCAGTTAGTTCATTTAACCATTCAAAAATACTTTTAGGCTTTAACAAGGACATCTTTATATTCCTCTCTTAATTCTTTGGGCATTGAATCTTCTAAGATTTTATTTGTTTCTGGGTCATAAAACACAGGTATAGGCATAATTGCATCTGAATCTGTTCCAGTTACAAATTTTGATACTTTACGTAGTAAAGCTCCTTGTTGCCAAATTTTACTTCCATTTTCAGTTTCAATGGAGGTTGTATTTTTTAAATCGATGTTAGGTTGTTGTCCGTTTTGCATAATTAATTATTTTAATATTTGTGGTTTAATTGTTTCTATTATTTTTGAAATTAAAGCCATACAATTGACTTCTTTATCTATTCTAAAATTTGATTGATATGAATATTCATTTATATAAAATGCTATCATACCTTCTCTTCCGGGTGCATATTCAGATGAATTATCATATAAAAATCTATATAATCCTTCAAAATCCCTTACATTAGAATCTGCTACTATTTGTCTAATTGTTATCCAATTAGGTTTTTTTTCTTTTAATTCTTTAAATATTTTATTTTGATAGTTACTTTCTACTAATGTATCTTTGTCTAATTTTAATTGGTTATCTTGCGTAGATACTTGTATAGTATTAAGCATCTTGCGAACGTCAGGGTAGTTGTTATTAACTACAGTTGCTAAATCATTTACGTGTACTTTAATATTTTCTTTATCAGTAACTTTCTTTAAATGTTTAACGATATCTAATTTACTAGGTGGAACAATTTTTAATGTTTGACATCTTGATTGTAANGGATCTATNATACGTTCTATATAATTACAAGTTAATATAAATCTAGTTGAACGTGAGAATGTTTCAATTACATTTCTTAATGATGCTTGAGCCATTATTGTTAAAAAATCTGCTTCATCTAAAATAACTATTTTTTGGGCTCTAAATGACATAGTACTAGCAAAACCTGATACTTTATCTCTAATAGTTTCAATTCCTCTTTCATCAGAAGCATTAATGTATAATAAATCACAGTCAACATTTTTAGCAATTAATTTTGCCAAAGTAGTTTTACCTGTACCTGCAGGACCATAAAATAATAAATTTTGAATATCATTTTGGGATATATAACCCTTGATAGTATCTTTTATTTTTTCATTCCCTATATAATTATCTAAATTAGTAGGTCTGTATTTTTCAACTAATAAACTATGTTTTTTCATGGCGTAAATGTACGAAAGTTATTTAAGGTAAACAAATTATTATGCACCTTGTCTAAATTCTCCATACATGCTATACTCTTTAGGTTCTTCAGGAACTATTTCTTCTTCATGAGACATAATAGCATATAATTTACTATCTAAAGGGGCTAGTCTAAACTCACAAGCTGTTCCTGTGTGTTTAAAATGAGCTTCTAATGCATCAGTTAAAGTGTCATGTACTACTTTTTTCTTATCATCTACTAGAACCCACTTGTCTCCAGGTGGTACTCTAGTAGCAATAAGCTTATTATGTTCTGTTGTTTGAATTTCCATATTACATTCCCATCATTTGTGATGGATCCATTTGTGGTTGTTTATCGTCTTTTGGTTCATCTACTACTATACATTCTGTAAGTAATACAGTTCCAGCTACTGCTGCTGCATTTTCAAGTGCAGTTCTAGTAACTTTAGTAGGATCAATAATACCTTCTTTTTTCATATCAACAACTAATTCAGTTTTAATATTATAACCATCCCAAGTATTATTTTTACTTTTAACTAATTCTCTTCCAATCATTTGAGAACTTACAGCATCATGTCCTGCATTTATAAGAATTTGTTCAAATGGTTTACTACAAGCTTTATAAACTATACCTGATCCAATATTACATTGGTCTATAGATTCTCTAGCATATAGTAAAGCTGCACCTCCTCCAGGAACTATTCCTTCTTCAATAGCAGCTTTTGTTGCATGTAAAGCATCGTCTACTCTATCTTTCTTTTCATTCATTTCAGTTTCAGTATATCCCCCAACATGAATAATAGAAACACCACCTGCCATTTTTGCTAACCTTTCTTGTAGTTTTTCAGCTTCAAAAGGTGTAGTAGCTTTATCAATTTGAGTTGTAAGTTGTTCTAATCTTTCTTGAACATCTTTCTCATCTCCTTTGCCATCAATAATAGTTGTTTTATCTTTTCCTATTGTTACTGTACGAGCTTCTCCAAACCATTCCCAAGAAAATTTATCAAGTTTCATTCCTTTATCTTTATCAAATACTTGACCACCTGTTACTGTAGCAATATCTTCTAAAATTAATTTTCTCCTTTCACCAAAATCAGGAGCTTTAACAGCTGCAACTTTAATAGTACCTCTTGCTTTATTTACTATTAATGTAGCTAAAGCTTCACTATCTACATCCTCAGCTATAATTAATAATGATTTATTTGTATTAGAAACAGCTTCTAATATTGGTAATAAATCTTTAACTTTAGATAATTTTTGATTTAAAACTAAAATATAAGGATCTTCTAAAGTACAAGTCATTGTATTGTTATTTGTAACAAAGTAATGAGATAAATATCCTCTATCAAACTGCATTCCTTCAACAGTTTCAAGATAAGTATCACCAGTTTTAGACTCCTCAATATGTACTACACCTTCAACGCCTACTTTATCCATTGCGGTTGCAATTAATGTACCTACTTCTGGATCATTATTTGCTGAAATTGTTGCTATTTGTTCTAATTGGTCTTCAGATGTAATATCTTCTGATATTTTATCTCTAAGATTTTTAACTAATGACTTAACTGCTTTATCAATACCTCTTTTAATTTCCACAGCATTAGCTCCATTAGCTAAATGTTGTAAACCATCTTTAATCATTTCTCTAGCTAATAATGTAGAGGTAGTTGTTCCATCCCCAGCTTTATCTGCTGTTTTAATAGAAGCTTCTCTAACTAAATTAACACCTAAATTTTCTACAGGATCACTAACTGATATATGTTTTGCAACTGTTACACCATCTTTAGTTGATATTGGTGACTCATGTTGTCTATCAATAACTACATTTCTACCATTAGGTCCTAATGTTGATACTACAGCATTAGCTAATATATCAATTCCTTTTACTAATTTATTTCTCCCTTCAGGGCCAAATTCTATAATTTTACTCATTGTCTTCTTTTTTTAATTTTGCTAATATTTGATTTTCAGGTCCTACAAAGTAATCATCTCCATCATGTTGTAATTTTGTAAATCCTTGTGTAGGTAATACAACAATATCTCCTATTTTTGATTGTGTTTCAATAAATGTTCCTGATATTGTATGTTGACCAGGTCCTACTGATACAACTTCTCCATGTTCATTTTTATCTTTTCCCATATCTGGTACTACGATTGATCCGTATTTAGCTTCTTCAGCTTCTATTGGTTTTACAATAACGGCGTTAAATAATGCTTCTAATTTCATAATTCGTTAAATTCTGTTAAGGTTTTTAATTCTAGTTTAATTGCATTCCACTCAGCTATATATTCTTTAATTGAGTTAAAATTTCTATCCCCTCTATTAAGTTTTGCTTTCATAATAGAGTTTAATGCTTGTCCAAAATGTGTATAATGTCCAATTGGTTTTTCGTAATTTTTACCCTCACTACCTTTTTCTAAATATTTGGCTTGTGGAGTTATTACCTCATATGCAGTGTAGCAATGAGCGTCTTTACCTATAAAATAAGGTTCTAGTAAATCATCTTTAATAATAGTCATATAACTTTTTTTTTTAATATTGACGTCAATATACGAAAAATTTATCAATAAACCAACCTAAGGGCGTATTTTGGTTAATTGATTTTTAAAACTTTTGGCATAGCTTCTTTAGCAAATGGGATTGTCACAATTAGTAAACCATCATAAAAATTAGCTGTTGCCTTTTTAAGGTCAAACTTGGTCCCTACTTTATATCCTAAATTAAAAGAACGTTTTGCTATTCCTCTATGAATATAACTTCGGGAGGGAGAATCTGGTGTTTTCTCCTTATCATAATTAAAAGATATTAGATCTCCTTCTAATTTAACTTCAATGGCTTCTTTAGGAATGCCAGTGCAAGCTAACTCAAAAGTTAAACCTATATCATCTTCAAAAATATTAATTGGGTATTGTTGTTTGGCTTCAGTAGCCGGTGTAAATTGGGTTCCTGCTTCGAACAGGTTTCTAAATAATAGATCAAACGGATGGTGTGATCTCTCTAAAAAATGTGTACTCATATCATTTTGTTTTTATGCTGTCATTAAGATCAGCGGTTAATAAATAGTTTAAAACGTGCGCCCTTAGGTCAATTTATTATACATATGTGGCATCTTCTTTTCTTAC